CTGAAAATAACGATGTTGGATTGTGTTTACGTCCGTGCTACCAGTACGGAACGAAGGTACATAGCTTGTACCGGATTGAAATTCATTTTTCATAACGGTGTTAATTTTGACTATTTTACATGGGAAAGGCGGTTACCATTTCCCCTAATTCGTCAAAATTAACACCGCAAACCGTCCGAAGATCGGGTTATAAGTTTAGGGAAAGGCAACCGCCTTGTATTAAACAAGCACTTATCGGGCATAAAAAAAGCCCGTTATTTATTCGAGCCAATAACCGAGACTCACCGGACCGCACCAGCGGTGTTAACTTTGACAGGGGCAAATGTCGGCATTAAATTCTGAACAAAAAAAAAAAACGTTAATAAAAGTTTATTAGGAAAGAAAGTTTCTCGACTCTACGATTCGTTACTTCGTAACAAAAAACGCCCACCTGATTAAGGGTGAGCGTTACACACTATAATTAATATTCTATTTGTCTTTTAAATTAATTCCCTCTTTTATCTGTTCATCAGAAGTTACCTTTTTACAAAGAATATAGTGATAAACAGGGTCTTTGCTCATTCCTTGTGTAGGTGTAACCGGATAAGCCAGTATTAGTTCCCAACCCAATTTAGCCAAATAGTTAACGGCGTCTATCATTGAATTAAAATTCATCTTTTCACCGTTTTCATCTACTAAAAAACGAGCATTTGGTGTTGCCCATTTTGCCTTCTGGCCGAAATCTACTTCTATTTTTACTTTTGTACCGGTTATATTTCCAGTACCCACGATTTCACAATAAGCCTTATACGGTTCTTGTGCAATGGCTGCCATTGTTAGTATGGCCAATACAATAACTAAAAAAAATCTTTTCATATCAGTAACTTAAAATTAGTGTGTACTTTAGTTTGTACCACCCCGTAAGTCCTGACGGTATATATGCAGTGTAATTTTGACGATTGCAAAAGTACTTAAATATATACATTTATAAAAAATATTACCCCAAAATCAATCAAAAATGAAAGGCAACCGCCCCAAAATACACGGTAATTCACCCAAAAATGGGCAAAAAATGAAACAAAAACACATAAAAAACGCACTTTTTCGCGTAAAATTTTGGTCTAAATGCAGATAAACGACTGAAAAACAGTCAAAAGCCGAAAAAAAATTCAAAAACTAAAAAAATGACACCTTCCGAAGACCGAGCCGCTCAGAAGTCGGAAAGCAGTTGCCCTCCCCCTAAAAGGTGAAATATGACCTCTCCCGGAGGGGTACCCGTAACCTGGTAACACAAAAAACGCCGGAAAACCAATTTTCCAGCGTTACAAGGCAATTACCTTTTATGCCTGTTCTCTATCCATTGATCCACAAACGAGTCGGCCTGCAGCGTCCGCTTGCCTCGTACTAAAGCTATCCAGCCGGGGCGCATCAGTAAGTATTTGAAAGCGTCGGAGAAATTGGTGGATAACATCGGTAGTTTTTTTGGTGCCAGCTTTTCGGACTTCTTCACTTTGAACACTACTTTAGAATTACCCCGGTATTTGATTTCAGCCTTTGCCTTTTCTACAGAACTAACCATTTCTTTACAGTTCACCGCATCAACCAACAGGATAGGCAGGTTCTTGTTGGTACCGCCCATAATCTCCTGCATGAAGTCGTATTCCGCATCCTGCCGGATAACTGCCTGTTTGCGGCTCTTTAGGTTTACGATCCAGCCGGTACGGTTTCCGCTGCCGTCTTTTTCTATGGCGTCTTTGATCTTACCCGCGTAATCCTCCTTCTGTTTTTCAAAGTTATTACCTGCACGGTCATAGTACAAATCCAGTTCTTTGTATTCGTGGTTCTGGAAAAAAGAAAGGAACTGGTCGGCGATCTCCCGGAACCAGCCCGGCGGTATCTCAAAAAAGTTCTTATGTACCCGGTAATAAGCACCGTCCGGCTGACCGATCACCAAAGAAAGCATATTACCGAAGTCCATACCGCCTTCAATCGCTTTATCATGGTGCAGGTACCGGAGTTCCCGCGAGCTGTAAGCGGCTTCTCCAGACATGGTACCGTTATAATACTTATGTCCTTCACCAAACAACACATAGAAACGTAAATCCCTGCGAAGACCGGGACGCATACCCACCACCGACTTTTTAAATTCGTGAAGCTCCAGCGTACCATTATACAACCGCTTTAAAAACTCTATCGTAAGTATCTCAACATTAGCGAATGAAGAAGCGTTAAGAAAGAACGTCTGCCCTTTTCTCAACTTCAACAAAGCCCGATCGTAATATTCAATATCCCGCTTCAAACGTTTCAGTTTCAAGGGGGAAGGCCTGTTCTTTCTTTGTTCCCGTAAAAGGGAAATTATCAAGTCATTACGTACACTTGCCGCCTGCACTATTTTAATGATCCGTTCCGGGTCCATTTGCTTGACATACCGGAAAAACCAGTCGTACTCGTTTTCGTCGATATCCGGCATATCGGTAGTAATGGTTATTCCCAGGAACAAATGGGAATGTCCGTAAGTGATCGCATCACCGCGAAGAATAGGCATAGCGCGGTTTACTTTCATTTCCTTATCGTACTTCGCTTCATCATAAAACAGATGTATTACAGACTTTCCGGCAAGCAATGAAGGGTTATCCAGTGATCCCATGAAAATAACACATCCGTTCCAGAAGCTATAAACATGCTTGTAATCATCTACGATAACCGAACATTTACGCCGCCAGGATTCAGGCGGGCGGGTATCTTTTACATAGTGTACCCCTTCGATCAGGCCCATAAGTTGCCAGCCCTTCTGTACGGCCGGCATTATATTATCTTCCAGGTTACTGTAGGTATTGGCAACAAAAGCGAACGCACCGCCGGGCATTTCTTCCACACACCGGGCGGAACGCCTGGCTTGTATAACGGTAGATTTAGCCATACCGCGGCCGTCAATAGATACAAGGATAGTAGTATCGATCCAGTCCGTCAGAACCTGGATTATATGACCGTATTTTATTTCTACATCATCGGCGTTACTCACCTTCGTTATCTTCCCCGAACTCTTTGATATCATACAACATACGTTTTTTCAGATCAAAAGCTTTAATACGCGCATCCTCTTTTATATTATCACGTACAATAACAGGAATTTCCGGTATCGCGTCGATAAACTCTTCCAATTCCTTACGGTCGATTTCAGGAACACCCAGATCCTTACGGCTGGTAGTATAAATAACCGTGCTTTTCTGTGAAAGCAGTTCCTCCGGTATTTCGGTCTGTTGGTCCTTATAACATCCGCGAAGTTCCGCCGCCAGTTTCAGAAGGTTCTTAGCCTCCTTTACATTACCCATAAGAAAGACGGTATTCGCCCAATTTTCGGCCTTTTCCGCATACAGGTTGGCGAAAGCCTGCGGACGTACGTTATCCTGTGTATAAAAGAAATTGAGACTGTCGGCGTACACCTGGCGGGCCATCCAGTCCGAAAGGCCGTAAGGCTCCGACTTTAAAAGGCGGATGATACCGGCCTTTGTCACCAACTTGCCATTTATACGCATACGGGCACGAAGGCCCCGTACCATTTCCATAAGGCTGTAATATTCCCTTTCATCGGGCGCGAGTGCTTCCAGCGTACCGGTAGAAAGAATCCTTTGAATCTGGTTGATATCCACCTTGTCAAAGTCTATTCGTGAGGGCTTAATTAAATTCGTCGTCATCCATTTGTTCGATTAAACGTTCAAAAGTATGTCTTTTCCGTACGGCCTCCAGCTGTTTTATAGCTTCCACGTTTCCACCTTCCGCCGCTTCATGGAGTTTTATTTCAGGGGCGGCACGTGCTACGAGAATCCCTTCCCGGATCAGAAAGTTAACAGAAGTTCCCACCGTTTCCGCATCCCGGACAAAAAGCCCGACATCTTCCGGAGAAAGCCCCAGGGAAACGGCTATGTCTTTCGAAGAATACCCTAAAGAAGACAAACGCCGTACATCCTCTTTTTGCTGCGCATCCAGGTAAATACTATCTACCACCGTTAAATCGTTCATACGCATCTTTTATTCGTTTCTGTGCCGTGAAATAATAAATTTCGTCCTGTTCCATTAAAACAAAGTTCCGGCCGCTTTCAATGGATGCCACGGCCGTAGTACCGGAACCGCCGAAAGTGTCCAGGATCAAATCGCCCGGCTTTGTACTGTCTTCAATCAGTTTACGGATCAACGCCACCGGTTTTTGCGTGGGATGAACCTTTTCACCTTCTACCAGTTTAGCACCGGACGCAAAAGAACGGATATTATCTATTATGTTTGTGGCACCAATAGAAACACCCTTTCCACAATGAAACAAAATAAGTTCATGTATAAAGGCGTAATGATTACCCGGCCCCGACTGTTTATTCCAAACGAGCATGTTTGACGCGCCTAAATACAAGTCAAACAACGGATAATAAAAAGCATATCCGCGCCAGTCCGTAAAAAAATACACGCAAGCACCGGGTTTCTTCACCCGGTTAAACTCCTGAAACAAATCCCGGTAAAAGGGTTTACAGATAGACAAATCTTTAAAACTGCCTTTCTGCCCGTTATGTGTCATTCCCAGGAAATAAGGCGGA